CAACGGCCATAACGCCGTACATCTGCGCGTCGATTGAGTCGAACGTAGCAGATAATTGCGTAACCCATGGCTCCGACATGAAGTCAGGGACTGGAAATCGAAAGTATTTTGTGTAGTGCGTGGTCATCGTTTGTACTGCCCCTCTGAATACAGGAAGGAGAAGTCGTTAACCTGTAAGGTTTTCGTAGATGTTCCGAACACCTTAACCTTTAGGATTTTGAACTTGACAGGGAATCCCCATAGCCTGGGATCGTCTGCCACACGTCCGCCGCCGTAAGGACCGTCGTCATAGCCAAATCCTCGCATGGAGTTACCAACGAACTCAACCATCAATGCAGGATTATACATTATGTTGCCATTGTCGTCTTTGTAGAGTCCATCCACATAGACTTCGACAGTGAATCTAGCTACTCCAATTGCAGTTGCTGCAACGAAACGTAACTGCTTAATTTTCATCGGCTCACGGCCGGACATCCAAGGCAATTCCATCTCGAACGGAATTGAAATACCATTGTATATCGCCCACCACGAAGGATTGGCTGCTATGTCGTCAGCCATCGAAGTTGTTCCGCTGGTATGACTCACACTGCAAGTATAGCTCTTGGCTCCGTCGCCTGTAACTGCTGCCGTAGTAGTTGGAACGTACGCCCCCATGCTCTGGCTGGCTTCCAACTGATTGCCGAATATGACTACGCCAGTCGTTCCGTCGCCGTCATATATACTTGCGTCTGACGACCCATCGCCTTGCAACAAGGACAGACGCAAATACACTCCCGTTTCGGCGTTGTTCATATTTATGGTGTGACTCACACGCCACCAACCGTTCAACATCTGAATGGCGTTATAGCTTTGTGTAGCTGTTCCAGCAACCGTAGGTAAATCGAACTCGCCCGTGACTAAATTAAATCTAACAGTGACACCAGTCGCCGTCGTCGGATTGGAATAAGCTCGAAGCGAGACATAAGTCTTGCCAGCGTTGTTCTTCAAATAAATAGATCGCGTATACGTTACACCGGCGACGACTGTTACAAGTTGGTCCAGTTTATGCTGCGAGCCAATCGTAGTATCTTCCTTAAGCAGCCATGCATTATTGCTATTTAGCGGATCAATCGTGTTGGGCGCCCATAGAACTGTCGCGGCGGTAATAGTCCAAGGCGCTACGTTGAATGTATCAGACTGCAACGCGACGTTCGTCACCATACTACGCACAAGTTGACCAGCCGTAAATACTGTACTTCTCGCCCAATTCTTATCACGGTCATTCATCCGATCAGCGTGATAATTCTCATTTGCAAAGACAGCATTTCCGTGCTGGAATATCTTTGTGCCCGTCGAGTAGAACACACGTCCTAAGAACGATTGACACGCGCATGACCAATTTGTGGGGAAATTAAATTCTGACCATGCATCGTAATGCAATCCTGTACTGCCAGTATGGACTAGGCAACGCCCATTCGGATTGAACAAAATCGTGTCATGCCATAGCGAATCGTAAACCATAAAGCATTGTTCAAGCTGTTGCAAGTCGGTCAAGTTACCGATAATTGATCGGTACAACGGCTCGATACGATCACTGACATGCTGTGAATTAATCAAGCCACTGAACAGATTTCGCTTGGCGTCGCTGAAACCATCAAGTCCGGCGAAGATCAATTCTTGTTCGATAAATGTCATACACCGATGCCCGAGAAGACCGAACTTGGGCAGCGTATCAGGAAACGTAGGTGAATGTATACCTGACGCATTGTATACGCCAAGCGTCACAAGAATAGTCTGACCCTGAAAGAATATAATCAGATACGAGCGAAAACCGATCATTCCGCGAATTGACACGGCCCCTTGAGGCGCGTACGCACCCACGTCAATGCTGATTGCATCGTTCGGGACAGGATCACCAGGGAATGTACCACTTGTACCAACTGCAGTAATGTAGATAGTAGTAGGACTGCCAGGAATACCACCGACGCAGTGGTAATTGCTGGCGACGCATCCATACTTACCGATTGGTACATTGACGTTGCTCCCTGTCGCAAGGTCTTGCAAATAAGTAACCTTAAACACGCTAGATATCGATAGCGGCTTATCCTTACCGTTATGGATTATCAGTGTATCCTTAAACGGCACGAAGTTGACGGTCGTGAATGCTGAGCCCCATGCCGACGGAGCACCAGGCAACAACGCAGCAATCGCAGTGCTCCAAATAGTCGTTACAACACCTGAATCGGAAACGGTTACGATGTTCCCTGATGTGGCGACAACAATCAAACGGCCATTGAAGTATATCTTGTCTAGAATTGTTCCACCTGCAGGTAATGAAGCTGCTACATCGGCAAACCAACTACTACCATATCGTAGTTGTTGGCCACCAGATGGAGCGCGTCTGAAATTCTTCAGAGTGACAGCAAACCGCGGAGCCATACTATATTCGTCGTCAACGGCGTTCAAGCCTCCGCCAAAACCTTTCAGCGTGAGGCTCTTGAGACGAGACTTAGCCGTTCGCTGCTTTAGAATTTGGTTCGGAAATAGCATAGGTTTGACTCACACTTGGATTGCCATTAAGGATACGAAACCCACTGATCAGGAACACCACCGTATTGAGAGTCGCTGAAGTTGATATCATGACTCGAAAGTTGCGACATGATATCCTTGTACTTCATTTCCATCATATTCTTGCACATGTCGGCAGCCGCAGCATTCAAATCATCGCCCGCCAGTGTCGTGTATGCCGTGCTGTATGCTAGCAAATCACGATCCAAGTATATTGTGTCTTGCCAATCCCATGCATCATTCTGCACAGGATAGAACTTGGCATACACATTGATCTTGCCGGTAGCAGTCTTCGGAAGCAAATATATTTTCTTCTTGTTGTACAAAGGGTTGCTTACGTTCAGCGCATCCCAGTAAATAATACCGTTCCCACTTAACATATTCGACTGAAATGGACTAATATGACGTGGCCGCATACTTAAATTCGTGCGGCTACCATCACGACGGACTGCAATAATGTCTTCAAAGTCGAGAACATTAAGCAAGTCATCCGTAACGGCTGTTCCAGTGGAACCGTCAAGTGTCAATTGTACCCAGTTACAGTAATGACGCCAGTTGTACTTCTTGAATAGCATGTTAAATCCGCGAATGCAGTCCGAGAAACAACGATCATCGGAGTACATTTGCACGCCTGGGCCTGTCACTTCGCCCACGATTTCTTGTGCATCATCGACGATGTTACGAATCGTAGCAGTCATGATAAATCTCGCCACGTCCGAGAGGAGATACACTGTATATAGGATATAAGAGTACGCTCGCTGCGCTCGCGTACTCTTATATCGTGTCCATTCTTATGCGTAGAACTGCTGAATGCCGTGAAGACCACCATTATTGGCAGCATTCACCCAATTGTCACCCATCATATCGACGGAAATCTGTCTGCCGTTGACAGCCACAACTGGCGTAAACGTTCCACGTGGATCGCCGGTGGTACGCGTCGCCGGATCGGTTAGATCAGGCAACGTGAATGCCGACGCAATGGAAACGATCACACCGGATTCACTCGACGAGAAGATGTTACCTTTGTACGGTAGACCTAATGCCGCACCTGATCCAACCGAATACGTAATGGCGTTTGTCGAAGGCGTGATGTTTCGTGATTTGATAATACGATAGAACGCTTTCTTCCCTACTAGGGCAGTCGCTGCGGCAGCTGAACCAGTGAACCGCTCGATCATTGGCTGGCCTAGGTAGTCCGTACCGTAAACGTCGATCACGTTAGCATTGCCAGGAACACCACTCGGCGTGACGGTTATAGTCCTACCGTACGTCGAATCCACAACTATTGGATTTGTCGGAGCGGCATCGGTATTTGCTGCACTGTTAGCTGCAACAGCAGTTTGGTAAACCGTACCGCTAGCTGTTGCAGGTGAACCCAAGTCGAACGTTCCAGGTTCGTTTTCGATAACCGAGCAGGCGAACTGACATGCCTTGACATACATGTTGACGCCACTTTGAAAGAACTTCCTATCGCGATCCATGACTCACTCTCCCTTCTCGATGACCTGTTCGTTCAACAGAATAGGTCCGGTTTTCGCAGTGGCCATTTGAATGACCATGCGTTCCATGTCCACCATGGCACCGTGACGTGCTGCATCGTCTTGTGCAGACATCATTCTGCCGAGCGGACTGTTCGGATCAGCCAGACCCTCCATGTTGATGATGCGAGGCTTGCGATCCAAACCATAGTACGCAAGCGTTTTCTTGTCGCGAACACGTATCACGTGCCCTCGGGGAAAGTAGACCATGTAACCCGCAGGCTCCTCCATGATCACTTTCTGCATCTCATGCGATTGCCTACCAGTGGCGGTCGCACTTCGCTTGTTGGGAACCATACGATAGACTTCACGCTTGACTTTGCCTTGTAGTTCGCGAACCACAAAGGACAATCGAGCGCCGTCTTGTGCTGGGAACATGTTAAACTCCCTTAGTGTGAGTCAAACCCAATGTGGGTTAGTTGGTCAAGTACGCGTGGGTTCGGTAGTTCCTCCACGTGCAAAGCTGACCTTCCCACACTACGCGGCGGCCGGTCGCATCCATCGACCACGGAGCGACAAGCTTCTTAATCTTCATATTGACGCCGCGAAGCACATGCAACGTCATGTATCCGTCGTTGACGAAGTACGCGACGTTGGGAGAGAGTTTTTCATCGAACAGGAGAGGGATTCCGTTATGCGTCGTGCCAACGATCCCAAGATTAACCAATTTTTTGCCAGTTCCGGTTGCCTGTAGATCGATGTGCTGCTTGTCTCTGGCAGCGGCCTTGTGCATTC